CCTGAGGAGACATATTCAGTATTTTTATGTTCAGCAAGCTTATCGCTTAATGCCATGACTGGCTACCAATGTCTTCTACCTTTATATTTTAACCTATAAAAATAAGATCTTCTTTAATAACTTGCTCCCAATTAACTCGCGGAATATTCTCCAGCTGTTTTAAGTTACTGAAGCGTTCTCCTGAAAGAGACATACGCAATTCAATAATCCTTTTAGCAGTTGTATATCCAACACCAGGAAGGCGTTTTTGAATTTGCTCAGCTGAAGCGGCATTCATATTTAAACGTACATCTTCTGCTGGAATTGCAGTTACTGGAGGAGCTTCCTCTGGTTCAGGGATAGTCATTGGAGCAGTGATCTTTGCAAGCCGGCCTTTCTCTGCATGATAAGGAACGAGCTGCTCAAGAGTCACATAAATAATATTACCAGATGCATCACGTACTTTTGCATAATCTTTATCGAATACACTAAGAAACTCTACAAGCTTACCTGTCTTCTCATCTTGAAATAGTTTCGTTGGAGATTCAGTTGTCTCTGTTTTTGCCATTTGTATGTTGTAGACTACTTGTTTTATTATAGGCACAAAAAAAGCGCCCAGTGAAGGACGCTTTAAATTCATTTAAAAAGAATCAGGAAGAACCTGCTTCAGTCTTAAATGGAAGATTAACATCATCTGTTACAGGAGCAGCAGCATCCATGAAATAACAAATTTCAATAAGAATAGCTGAAACGTCATCAGTATCGAGGACATTAACCGCAGCTGCGGTTGTAGCGTGAATTGCAATCTCATTTCCGGTAACTGCTTCAGTATCTGTAGCAGCTAAACCTTTGAAGGTTGAGTTAGCATTATCTGGTGTATACAGATAATCCCCAGCCGCATTGGCCGCGACTGTTGCAAGTTCTGGTTTCAGATCCGCTTCGCTAAATGCACCACCTGCAGAACTCTTCGTTACTGTGATCAACTCACCATTAGCACCAGAGCCTTTAATATTAATTCCACGAAGTGCAACACGATAAATTTGTGCGCCAACTGGAATCTGAAGAGCCACATCAAGACGAGGCTTGTCATCAGCTCGCATGTCAGGAGATAGTACCATGCAAGCATGATTGCCTACTGCTAGACCTGCTACTGGAACATTAACAACACCAACTGCTGAGTAATAATTAAGACCAGGAAGTGCTTCCACACCTTGCCTGTTTTGAGCAGGGGTGGTGGTAGTGCCGTCAATAGTCTTAGCTTGTGAATAAGCGTTCAAACGCTCTACATAGTTTCCGGGAAAAATAATAGCCATTTTAGTTACCTCCTATCAATATACGAAAGAGTAGGCAACCGTAATGAAGTCTTTGTTAAGAACTTCAAAACCGGCAAACAGACTCCAGATCATGATGATGAATCGTGAGAAGTCATCATTATTGTTCAAAAGAATCTGAGCATTGTTTCCACCGATCCCTACGCCGAGTGCTTGAGGACCGAAGAAAATCAACTGAGCTGCAGTATAATCTTCTGGGGTGTTGAGCTGTGCTCCAGAAGCATCATTAATGATCAGATTATCGATTTGTTCAGGAAGGTTTGTTGATTCAAACCAACGAACTCCCTCAAAAAGAAATCCGGTAGGCATCACTGGCTGTCCAGCTACGAAACCGGCTTGACCATAAGCAGGACCCATACCTTGGAAGAAGGTAGCGTTAGGTGCTTGGTTAGGCTGCATCGGATTGATCATACCTTGGCCAGGATACTTAGCGATCTCTCTGAAATCGGTGTCCTGACGCAGATGCATCATTGCAGTAGGGTCGCAGATGCAACGGTAGTAACCATCTGAGAATGTTGGGACATTACGCTTGCGCATATCCTTAACAACTTCCAGCAAGTCAGTTTTTACTGTGAACTTAGCGTCTTCACCAGTATCATATGTTACACCAAGGGTGCCGCCTGTACCTCCTTTGGTTTTATCCAAAGGCAGATAGTATCCGCCACGCTCTTCAGAAGCTTGACTTCCATCATCAGCTTTCATGAGTTCGTTGGCGAACACACGGTCCCTCCAACGGCGGTAATCATCAAGTAGCGTAAGGCTACCAATTGACTGGTGGAATACATTCAGGTTGCCGGTATCAAGCAGCAGACGCTGAGCAGTGATAAGGGTCTCACGTGCGACTTTAAATGTAGAAGGCTGTGCAGTGTCGCGGGTGTCTGCAGGTCCAGTGTACTCACGAAGAGTGACAAGAACCTTATCCTTCACGATGTTTCGTGCCGAAGCTGTTCCAAGTGTTTGATCAGCTGTACGCTCACGGCTCTCTTTAGTGCCGGGCTTGCCCCAGAAACGGTAACGATCGAGTTGAACAGTTTGACCGGGTTGCTTACTAAAGTCGTGAACAACCACTGGCTCAACTGCCATCTCAATGATGTATGCCGGGTGGGGGCGGTACAGTTCTGCACCTAGAAGCTTCGGAAAATCATTATCAATCCACATGGACTGAATCTCCTAAGCTAAATGTTCTATATGAGCATTTATTCGCTCACATACTTAAATATTACTAACTAAACTAAGGGTATAGTTAGTCTTCCCGAATATTCATGGAACATTTTATTGATACTACAGAATGGATACCTATACATACTTTGCCAGGATTTGAATGCTGTATTGAATATTACGTCAATCGAGAAGGGAAAATTAAAAGTACAAAAGGAAATGTCGAAAGATTGCTGAAATATAAATTCCACAAAGCTGGCTACCCTATGGTTACTCTTACACAACGTATAGGTAGACAGAAACCTAAATATGTTTGTGTACACAAATTAGTAGCTTTGGCATTCCTTGATCCTCCGCCAACTCCCCTTGGTGCTACTAAAGGTTGTACAGTTGTTCAGCATATTGATAAAAATAAAACCAATTGTCATATCAATAACCTTAAGTGGGTGAAACGTAATGAACAAAAAATGATTTAGAATAGATATAAGTATTCAAGAAAAAGCAATGGCTGATAGTCTTCTATTAAAAGGTGAGGGTGGTATCTCTAAACATACTGGAACTGAGATGACCCTTGTTACAAGCCGGGGCGGGCGGGTTACTAAACTTCCTAGATGGTATTCCAGAGGAGGTCCTGTTCAATATATTAATTGTGTTGTTCTTAGAGTTAAAATAGCTGGTAATCAGCTAATAAAACTTGTTATACCTGTAAATCCAGAAACTCAACTTACAGTTAAGCATGATGGTGAAGGTAATTTCACGTTTAGTGGATATCGCCATATTACAAGAGCTGCAGTATTTCCAGAAGACTCTTACTCTCCTGATGATCTAATTACTGAATATCAATTTCCAAAAATCTCTGCTGGTGCAGTACTAACACGTACTCTTGGAAAGCTCCCATCAGCTCCTGTAGCTCCGAAAAAAGTAGAAACTAAAGAAGTTAAAAAACCTAACACTAAATTTGAAGTTAAGGTTGATACAACATCTAAAAAGGACTGACTGTTCTAAGTAAATCCTTTTGATTGTTTAGAGTTTGATTTCACAGACTTAAGTAAAGATCTTTTAGCCTCTCTGGAATCTGCTCTTGCTTTTGTACGAGCAGAGGGGCTACTGTCTGTTTTATTAAGATTATTGTCAATCCTATCCTTTATTCCTTCCTTTGATCTCTGAACATTCTTATTGTCAGATGAAAATGAAGCTCTCTGTCTAGCCATAATAATCTACACTTTATTTTATTCTACCTAGCCATATAATCAAGCTCACTACTTGAAAGTGTTCTAGCAGATTTAATCTCATTTGTTACTGAACATCTGACATTGTAAGGTAGTCTACGTGTATTCCTAGCATGAAAGCCTATATAAAAGCTATCCTGTAATCCCACATACATTGTGTCGTGAGGATGCTCTTCTTTTTTTTGAGTATAAAGCCGAGTATCCAACCAATCATCTAAATAGATATTATTAGTTTTTAAGTTTTCAAGTGAAATTTTTATTACACCATCAATAAAATTAGGAATTGCTGCAGTAAAATTTGATGAATAGTATTCATTTACTTGATCTTCAGTATCTTCGGTTGTATCATAAACTCCTCCCTCATATGTATTTAATGTAACTTCATTAATTATAGAGAAAGATAGAATTGTCCAGTACTCTTCTTCTATATAATTATTTCCGCTATCAATTATATTCAAATCATATCTTACAAAATAGTTTTCAGGTCCCATTAATCCAACGGAATCTGAATAAGTTGTTACGGATCCAGCCGTACTAACCTTCTCTATAGCTGGTGAATTAATTGTTGTTCCATTTGAATAATTTAAAGATTTACTAGCACTTAAATTCTCTGATGAAGTATTATCACTTCCTCCATACTTTAGATATGTCTGAAGTATTTGATCGCTTACATTCATTGCTTTAATGTAACTTACTATCTCTATTGTAGATTACCGGTAATCTTCTACTTCATTACTTTTACTTTTTAGCACTCTCAAAGCTTTGGTTTCAAGAGTTCGTACCCTATCTCTACTCATATTTAAGATTTGACCGATTGCAGTCATTGACATTGGCTCTAGTACATCCTCACCAATACCATATCTCATACAAATAACTGCGGCTTGCATATCAGGCAGATCTATTATTAAATCCTGTATATGCTCTTTAATACAGCTTTTCTCTAAAAGTATTTCTGGTGATTGACTTTCATCTTCTAGTAAATCGATTAAACATGTATCACGATTCTCTCCGATCTTAATTTCTAATGAAGTCGGTTGTCTTGCCTTACACATCAAATCCTTTATTTCATCTACGGTTAAATCAAGTTCTTCTGCTAATTGAAACACATCTGGCATCCTGCCATTTAACTGTGAAAGCTCACGTTGTGCTTTCTTTAGTCGATTCAAATTTTCAGTGACATGGATGGGTAATCGTATAGCTCTGGATTTCTCCGCAATCGCTCTGGTGATCCCTTGACGAATCCACCAATAAGCATAGGTACTGAACTTATAACCGCGACCAGGATCAAACTTCTCCACACCACGGACGAGACCGATTGTTCCTTCTTGAATAATGTCGAGCAACTCCATATTCCGCTTGGTATACTTCTTCGCAACTGAGACCACCAGACGGAGGTTTGCTGTAACCATTCTTTCTTTTGCTTTGGTTCCTTCACGTAATTCACGGCGTAAGTCTTTATAATCTATGCATAGCTCTTCAGCTAGCTCTTTGTCTGTCAATTTGACGCCATTACAAGATTCGCAAATATCTCTTGTTCCTTCTAGTTCCATCATTCTCTGTACTTGGCGACCTAAGAGGATTTCCTCATCATGCGCAAGCAAAGGTACACGTCCGATATCCCGTAAATAAGAACGAACGGAATCCCCTGATGCTTTAGGTTGCGGCATATTCTGCTTGCTTCGTATACTTACTCTAGCACCCTAAAGTATATTTATGCAATCCATTGCTGCACCTTCAGGACTACATCCCATGTCAACTACATCCCCTACACATCTAGCAAATCTAAGACTCTCCTTTGGCTCCGCCTCTCTACCTTCCATTGCTTCTACAGCCATAGCTTGGGCAGCATGATCTTCAAATCCCTTGGACTTATAGTTTTCATACATACGTGTATATTTCTCAACTGAGGTGTCTACATCAGTTCCATGTTGAAACATTTCAGCTGTAATTTGATTAGCAGCCTGATCTGGTACACCATCTGATTTTAGATGCTTCCAGATTGTCTGAAACATTTCTGGATCTTCAGTAATCTTCCCTGCTAAACGCACGACAAAATCTTCTTACATCTATACTTATTGTAGTAAATTACTAATTACTTTGATTCTTAATGTAGTCCAAACGTTTTTCTAACTGTCTGGGATCTGCATCTTTAAATGGACCTTCACCTTTCATAGCTGCAATTATAAAATCATGTTCTGAATAGGCTGATCCACCACCCGTTGTTGCGAGGTTCTTGTCATAATATCGTTCTTTTCTAGGACCCTGAAAATAATAATCAGGGATCCTTGCCATTCTTTGTTTAGCCATACTGGCCAACCTGGCCTGCATAGTCGCCAAGATCAGGGCTCTGCCCCAGACGCATGGCTTTTTGTGTAGATACCTGACGCAGCATACCTGGGAGATTACCATCTTGCATTTCAGCATTCAAACGCATACTTGCATTTCCACCACCATTAGCGACTAGAAGCTCAGCAACCATACGATCTTTAGCAGTCTGTGCTTGCTGCTGTGCATTTGACATTTCAGTATACTTTAAATTCATGCCACGTACAGCATCTGCAGAACGTTGGAACTGAGCTGTCTGCATGTTTTGCTGCATATTCTGCTGTTGCATTAGAGCATTTTCCATCCCTTGAGGGTTCACAAAGGGCTTGGACATTACACCACCGTCTCCCATCTGCTCCATAGGAGGAGACAGTTCATTCAACATACCTGAATTACCTCTACTAGCAGTAGATTGATCCAGTGCTATTCTTGCTGGAGCAGGGTTATACGGACGAATTGATTGAGCCATTTTAAATACTATTACTGTTAATACTATTGTAGGGGGAATAAACCCCCTACTTTATATCAAGTGTCCTGAACGAGGAGCTTACTTTGGAGTGCACCTTGAGGAGCAGAAGACAGATACTGCCATGCTTGCTCTGGACTGGAATCCATCATTTCAGAGAAGGAGCCCCAGAAGTTCTGGGTATTCTGCTGAGCTTGACGACCTGGAGTAGGCATATCCATTTGAGGACGTTGGAAGTTCTGTGGAACTCCACGCTGTTCCTGTGCTCGGATTTCAGCTTCAAAGTTCATACGAGCTTGAGCTTCTTCACGTGCATAAGTTTCATCAGGAGTTTCGGTAGGATATGGACCTTGTGGACCAAAGAAACCGTTCACATAATCAGCCAGTACATCAGGGTTGGTGAGCATGAGATTCATTGCTGCACGCTCTTCACCAGCAACCTCAAGCATGAGATTCTGGGTGTTACCACGATCAACTTGCTCAATCAGCGCATCTTCCACTGCACATGCATAGTTGTTCAGAAGTGCAGGGGCTTCAGCTCCGAAGTGCTGAAGGACTTCAAGACTTTCGTCGCTTACCTGGCTTAGATACGCGTCCTGTGTTTGTACCTGACTTTGTGCGTGGGCTATTCCCTGCTGCTGGGCGTTGTGCACCAGCGCCTGCACCTGCTCCTGCGAGAAGGCTTGGGTTGAAGCTTGGGGATTGTAAGTCTGATTGCCCGAATGGTAACTGGGGGCTTGCTGTTGCATTGGCGAACCCCAGCTGGCTTGGGAAGCCGCCTGCGGAGTTGGGGTCTGATACGCCGAGTATTGAACCGGGGCCGGGGAGAGGTTGGGTGTATTCAGGCTTTGGCTGAGCGCCTGGAACGCGTCCTGCCATGGATTGCCCGCCGCTGCCGGAGCCGAAGCTTGCTGGGCCGGAGCCTGCTGGTAGGTTGGTGCCTGGGGTGTTGCCTGCGGTTGGTAGGTTGGAGCCGACACCTGGGAGGGTGATGGTTGGCTCATCACGGATGGGGCGACCGAGCTTGGCACGGATGCGATCGGCATCGCTGAGGGTGCTTGGGCTGGTGCCATCGCTTGAGGACTTGTAACTTCCACTGTAACTTAACTCCTTACGTAAAAACTCTAATGATCGATATAGGAATCCTGTGATATCAAGATTCGGGTCAGACGCAAGAGGTAACTCTGGAGTCTGTGGGTGAGGCAACTGATAAAGTTGACCAAGTAAACTGATAAAGCTGTTTAAAGACTGTTGGGTTTGTTGAACCATCCTAAATGGATATCCTGATAGCATTGAAGCTCTTTCTTCTTCGGTCTTACCTGGGAACAGGTATTGCAAAGCTTGAATAGAATCAACGCCAAGTTCTTGTAAATTACGAACGACAATACTGTTATTGAGGATGTCGTCTGAGCTTTCTTCAAAAACTTCGCCTTGCCAACGCCAAGCAACTTTCGTGCTGCCGTCAGGGATAAGTCCAACTACACCTTGGGGGATTTCTCCTGTTTCAAGTGTAGCACGTATAGATTCTGATCTACTTTGTTCAAACACAGTAATGTTTTTATTGTACTCTTGTAGAGCTACTGCATATGCTTCATCTTGACCGCCAAAATCTTCTTGTAGCGGATACGAAGGTTTCGTTAATCCAGTAGCTTGAGCAAATGATTCTTCAAACATATATTCTTCATGTTTAATAATCATTCCGAAAATTTTACATAGACCATATGTAAACATTGCCTTAGCTTTCTTTTCAGCAGTGGCAGCTACACGTCCATATAAAGTTTTAATTTCATAAGCAGTAGACGCTGTTCCAAAGTCAATATCATCTACACCTCCTAATGCTAAGCGGATTTCAGAACGATACTGTTTAACATACATGTTCTGATCACCTGAAACGCTATCAGGTGTCATATAGTTCACCCTGTCGGTTGGCTCAAGGTTCGCTATGACACGGGGGACCTTGATTTGACCGTCTAATGGGCTTGGGCCGCCGAAAGGCTGACTTACCCTAGTACTAGGTCTATCTGCGGAAGAGAAGCCCGCCATAGAGCTGATAGTAGGTCTCATAGCATTCTCTTCACCTGACTCGATCAGGTCATGCTTAGGTCTACTAGAAACAAGTGTAGGATTACCAAAGAACTTCATGTTCTTACGAATATTCCGTACAAGCTCATCATGATATAAAATCTGATTTGCTAACCAATTAAATTCCCCATTACCGGTAGCTTCACCTGTACAATCCATATAATTATAAATTTCTATAGCTGGAATAAAACCAAGGCTATTACTCAAAGTCTCTGTATGACCAGGCATGTGCATGATCGGATTTCCCATCTGATTCTCAAATTCAATCTTTTCATTTGAAACTGTCTGCTCAATCTTATCCTTAAATACCTTTAGCCTTATATACTTCTTCTTACCACCTCTACTATTACCCATTGCATAGCTATCAATATTATTTGCCTCACGTACATTAAATGAATAGATCAATTCAACACTTTCAATTTCTCCATTTTGTGTGCGAAATGCTCTATAGCTATCTTTAGGGAAATATAGAATCTGATAACTTTCTCCTGAAGGTCTGAAATAAAAAAGACCCTGACCATCACACAAAAAATAATCGACAATACTCTCTAATTTCATATCAAGCATGTTATGTTCACATACTTGTGCTATAAACTCCCGACGCATTCCATATGAATCTTGATCTGCATAAAATTCAACTCCTCGTCTCAACATAAACATACGCATTTGTGCTAAATGCGAGGACACAATCATAGTGTCTACAGCTTGGTCTCCACGACGCTCTTTAGCAGCTGATAAGATCTGCTGGAATTGAGTTTCAACGATGCTATTGTTATTCATTTACCTATTATTTATATGTACTTAGTCTAACCTTTATTCGTCTTCATCTTCGCCTGGAGCTTTACGGTTAGTTTGGAAATTCCACTGAGGAGTCTGCCAATTACCTTGATCACCATAAACATCTGAATTTGCTTCATATGCTCTAGCTCCAAAATAACCTTCTCGTTTTCCAATATGATCATTTAGTCCACTTACTGACCAAGGCTGACGATCCTGAGCTTGACTTATTCCACCAGCCGCTGCCCTAGCACCGAACCCTTGGTTCATTAAACCGCCCTGTCGTATTTGATTTATATATGCACTGCCGAGCATATGATTATCCATCTTTCCATCTAAGTTATTACCATAAATAGTTTGGATGTTATTCACATTATTGTAATTACCTGATACTGATTGATTAACTTCTTGATTGGCATTGGTATTCCAGCTATCTGAAATCTCTGAATCATATTGATTGTTTGAATTAATTGCAGTATCCGAGTTGTCAGTATAGTCATATGTATTATGAGAATCCTTTGTTATATCCGTTCTACTGTCTATACTTGTATTTCCAAAATTACTCTTGTCTATGCTTGTATTTCCTACATT